CTAAGTAATAAGTGATTTGTTGATAAAAATAGCCCTGTATTTGAATTAAGTGCATACACTTTTCGTAGGACTATAGAATCCGACATCTATTGTATAGTCGTCTTTTAAGGGTGCATAATACAACGCGAAGATTTCCCAACTATGATTTTCACACTTTCCTAACAGAATGACTCAAGGAGGTGGTTTATTACAACTTGTAGCAACAGGCCGCCAAGATGTCTTTTTAACCGGTAATCCACAAGTTACATGGTTCAAAATGGTCTATCGCCGCTACACAAATTTTTCAATTGAATCCCAAATCATTCAATTTGATAACCAACCTGATTTTGGTCGTCGTATTTCATGTTTATTACCTCGCAAAGGTGATTTATTAGGTCCTTTGATGCTTGAGATTTCACTTCCGGCCATCTATGATTCCATCACTGGAGAACCCCTCTCTTACACAAATGCAATCGGTCATGCACTTATTCAAGAAATCAGTTTAGAAATTGGCGAACAGCAAATTGACCGTCAAACAGGTGAATGGATGGAAATGTGGTCAAACTATACCGTTACTGAAGATAAACGACAAGGTTGGAATAACATGATTGGAAAAACGACCGGAACGAGTCAAGGTAATGCACCTTCCACCAGTGTAAACTTATTTGGTCCTTTGAACTTATATGTTCCTTTACGATTTTGGTTTTGTAAAAATCCTGGGTTGTATCTTCCCCTTTTAGCACTTCAATATCACCCAATTCGCATCAACATAACTCTACGCCCTCTTTCACAACTGTTTGTAAGAGATAATCCACTTGACCCTGTTTCCTGTGACCAAACAGCTTCTGCAGCTTCTATCACATCAATGAACTTATATGGTGATTTTATTCACCTTGATGTGGAAGAACGCCGTCGTTTTGTTGCCAATGACCACGACTACCTTATTGAACAAGTTCAATACACTAACTCGATTCCAATTGATGCCAAAGCATCCACTGTACAAATTCCTGTTGAATTCAATCATCCAATGCGAGAAATGTATTGGCTTGTACAACGGGATGTTGCAGTGAATGCCAATCAATGGTTTAACTATACCAATTTGAGTATTAGCGAATCAAGTTCTGCACAAAACTCCTTCCAAAATTTAATTAATACCGCATTAATTCGTATTGAAGGATTTGACAGATTTGATATACGAAATGCAGACTATTTCCGTCTTGTACAACCCTATCAATACCATACCGTAATTCCTATTGATGATTTTATTTATAGTTACTCCTTTTGCTTCCGACCTGAAGATGTTCAACCCAGTGGCTCTATGAATGCAAGTCGTTTAGATACAATAAACTTACAACTCCAAATGAATAACACTGTTTCTCCTGCAAGAGGGTCCGCCAATTGTCGTGTCTATGCTTTGAATCACAATATTTTACGAATTGCAAAAGGATTTGGTGGTTTATTATTCAGAATTTAAAGTTTTATCATTTTTATTTTCATAAAAATTGATTTTATAAAAATACTATTTTATAAAATAAAAACAAAATGGCTCAAATTCCAAATATCACTCTTTGTGAACGCACACAAGAGCATGACCAAATTACTCTTGCGCGCATTTACCGTCTTGCATATGAAGTTCTCCAACATCCCAAATATACTTTGCTCTATACTCCCCTACAACATGTACAAGACAGCATTGAAAAAAACAAAATGATTTGTCTTGGTTCAGATGGAAATCAAACATCTCACTATGATTATCAAACTGTTTGTGGTCAACTAATTGAATTTTGGAGTGATATGTGGATGCAACATGGACTTGTTGCTTGGAATTTCTATATGTATCAACAAGCTGATGGGCGAATTGCAATTGTTCACTTTGATAATTTTGGATTTCATAATTGGAATGAGAACCGTCATTGGATTACCATGCCTTGTAATGTAATTATTCAATTCTTCTTTGCTGATTCTATCTTTCCAGATGGTTTCTATGAGTGCGTGAAAGATCTTGATGGGGTTTCTCCGGTTTTCCAAAATTCAATTATTTAAGTAAGGAAAATAAAGACAGTTTTTTGCTCTCATGCATAAGTAAATGGCTTGGGAATTTCCTGCAGTTAGCCAAAGTCGCATAGAGTTTTGGAAACAACCACAATACACGAGAAAAGGAATGTTGGTATTCACTATTCTCTTTGGATTTTTTGGTCTTCATCACTTCATGCTCCGTTCTCCGCAAACAGGATTAGTATTCTTTCTAGCAAATATTCTTTCCTTAGGATACTGCTACTTCTATGATATTATCCAACTTGCCACAACTCCAGTCAAAGAGCTAAATCAATATGGCATGTGTCTTCCTTGGGGGGCTGCAGGAATCGCAAAAGGAATGTGGAAATGTGGTATAGAAGAAGAAAATAAACAAAGTGGTGGTGCAGAAGAACCTCCTAATCCTTGGTGGTTCTTTGCATATGCCCTCTTACTTCCTCTTGCTCCTCTCGCGAAACTCTTCTCTGGTGATACAGGAAATGCTATGATTGGATTTTTAAATTTAACTATCATGCCTATGGGTTGGGTTATTGCAGCTTTAACAGCTCTTTTTGAATATTTCAAACTTTTTGCAAAACCTGCTGATATTTTTGTATTTGATGTTGACCGTGCCTTCCCTTTTACTATGCTAGGATGGGATAAAGAAGGACGCAACAGCCGCATGCGTGCAACACCAATGCCTCTTGATGATGAATGCGATGATTGTGATGGAATATTCATACGCATGTATAAAATTTTTGTAAAAGCATTAGCTCCCTTTCTCCCCATTTTACTTCCCATTTTACGTCTTCTTTTACCACCACAAGTCATTGCTGCTATTACGGCTTCTTCTGTCGCAGTTGAACAAGGTGCAAAAACTGCTAAAGTTGGACTAGAAGCTGCTGAAATTGGTCTTGAAACTGCCAAAATTAGTTTAGAAACTGCAAAAGATGTTGTTGTTAGTGCAGGTGAACAAGCACAAGTCGTTCTTGAATCAACTGGACGAGTCGCTAAACGAGTTGCCAATCTTGCTACACAAGTTCCACAAGCTTCCTCTGGAGCTCTTGCTCAAGCATCTGCACTTGCTTCGAACCCAAAAGCACTTCAAAATATTGCGAAAGGATCTAAATTATCCACGAATGTACAAGGAATGGATGCACTCAAAGGACAGGCTGATGCACTCAAATCACAAGGAATAGATGCTCTCAAAGGTAAACTTCCTTTTACGGGTGGAGGTATACTTTCTGATTCTGAAACCTCTTACTTTGATTATGCAATTTTTGGGATAATTACCGCGGTTTTAGGAGGCGGTTTCCTTCTTCATACAGGTAGAACTTTTGCAGATGTCATTCATACAGGAACAGGACCTACCGATGAGCCTAAATAACCACGAACTTTTTGAAAGTATCTATAGTCCTCAAGGAAAACCAGAACATAAATATCCCATTTTAATTAACTTTACTGCAAAATGGTGTGGACCGTGTCAAAGGGTGGATTGGGAGTTTTTAAGAAATGAATTTCCCTCTTTAACAATTTACAAATGTGATGTGGATGAAAACAAATATACACCCGGATTTTGTGGTGTAAAACCTATTCCTGCTTTCATGATGGTATACGGACCCAAACAAGTATCTCCCACAGTCCAAATATCTGACACTGCCAAAATTGCAAGTTGGATTTTTGAAAACTTATCTAAAAATAAACTCACCAAAGGTTGATTATTGGCTTTAGCCAATAAACTCACCAAAGGTTGATTATTGGCTTTAGCCAATAAACTCACCAAAGGTTGATTATCGGCTTTAGCCAATAAACTCAAGACTAATTAAATGGACTACGATATTCTAATAGTTGGCGCAGGCCTGGCTGGTTTACATTCAGCCCTACGCTTATCAAAAGCATTTCCTCATAAATCAATCGCCATTGCTGAAGCCTACAATTATATTGGTGGACGCGTTGTTACCTATAAAGTAAAAGAAAAGGGCGTTCAATGGGAAAATGGAGCAGGTCGCATTCATAATTCTCACAAAATGGTATTGAAGTATGTTGAAGAATACGGACTTACAACAATCCCTTTAGCAGAGACAGCTCAGTGGGTGGATGGAAAAACAAAAGAGGTTTTTGAAGATCGCTGGCCTCGTTATTCTTCACTTCTTATAACTATCTTCAGCAAACTTAAAAAATCAATTCTGTCTACCCATACACTTTACGAACTTTTAACTTCAATCTATTCTCCACATATTGCCAAAAGTATTCTCTCCTTTTTTCCCTATTACGCTGAAACTTTTCATATGCGTGCTGACTTAGCACTTCAAAGTATTCAAAAGGAAATGGGTTCCAACAAAGGATTTTGCGTTGTAAAAGAAGGCTTATCAACTTTAATTGATAACATGGTGAAAACCTTGAAGAAAAGAGATGTAACTTTTTTATTAAATCATCGTTGTATTCATGTTAATAAAGATAGCTGTGACTTTACAGTAAAACAAGGAAAAGATGATATTCCATCTCAAAAAACAGTATTTGCAAAAGAGATTATTCTTGCTTTGCACTCTGAAGCACTCAAACATATTCCCCCTTTTACACGCTATCCAATTTTACAAAAAATAACAATGCAACCCCTTTTGCGTTGTTATGCAATCTTTCCAACTCGTAACGGGTCGTCTTGGTTTTCTGATATGCCAAAAATAGTTACGGATTCTCCTTTACGATATATCATTCCTATTAATCCAGCAAAAGGAGTGATAATGATTTCGTATACTGATTCTGATGATGCAAAACCTTGGATAAAGATATTGGATGAAAAAGGTTCTGATACTTTACAAAAAGCAATTATGAAAGAAGTTCGTCGACTATTTCCAGAACTTCAAATTCCTGAACCAGTCTTCTTCAAAGCGCATCCTTGGTATGAAGGATGTTCCTATTGGAAACCTGGATTATACAACCCAGAGCAACTGAGTGAAAAAATACTTCAACCTTTCCCACATCGTATGGAACATGTATTTGTTTGCGGTGAGAGCTACAGTATGAAGCAATGTTGGATGGAAGGAGCATTAGAACATGCTGAAGAACTTCTTCAAAAATACTTTCTTTGAGAGTAGATGTCAGAAAGCTCCCATATTAATCTTTCCCTCTTTCACATTTTTCTTGTTGCTCCCTTTTTTCTATATGTTGCCTTCATGCGTGGTCAACTTGTCCCTTGGGTCTTTATGATTCTAACTGGACTTGGTTTAGTTCTTTTTGTGTATCATGGATACAAAGCAATCATAAAATGGAAAGCGCATTCTCCGACTGTATGGATTAATCTTATTCATGTCTTAGTTGTGGCCCCTCTTTTACTTTTTATTGGTTCACAAAGTTATGATACCCCTCGTTGGGCATTTGAGATTCTAGCCATGATGGGGTTTGCTGCACTTGGGTATCACATTTATTCTATTATTATGGAACTCAATGAAAATAATTAAAAAAACTACAATGCAAGGCCAATGAGATGTGTATGATTTTCTGCAACAGAATCTGGAAGACATCCGACACAGTGATAAAGAAATGAATTACGGCTAGGAAATTCTTTTTCACAGGCGGCACAACAAAATTCAGAATTATTTTCTTCTTTCATCATAAGTTCATTTACCTCTTTTGTTAAATGTTTTACAAGATAATGACTACGAAGATGGGCTTTTGTACGACAAGAATATTTGCAGTTCTCTTGAGGACAGCAAATATCCTTTACAATTGGTTCAGATTTATTTGGATGTTTACATGCAATATGATTGTCTAGATTTTGTTTACTCACAGTTTCATATTCACAGTCTTCACATTTATGTTTAAAAGTTCCAGTATGCTTTGCTTTGATATGCATATGAACAGTTGATTGATTTATTTTGCTATACTCACAATGTGGGCATTTGTATTCCCCAGATTCAGTACGAATATATTGATAAGGCATTTTGTTGTTGCAGAAGTATTTTGAAAAAAATAAATCAATTTTTTTTTCATATAAAATTGAACCTTTCTTATATAAACTTATTGCGTAATAACAAATAAAATGCTTCCAAAAAATTGGATTGGAGGTACACTTGAACTCGCTAGCAAAGTGCGGTATGGAATAACGAGCCGTGGTGTCCCAATCTTCCGTTTTATTCCCTATGATAAACGCTTTTCTCCAATGGCAGTTGGATGTTCCACACGCGACCTCTTTTACAATGTTCATGCAATTGTTGAAGCACAACCACAAACAAATCCAAGCCAACTACAAAAAGGAATCATTATTCAATATGATGTAACGGAACAAGATGTGTTGGTTGCATGTTACGCGTATGATGGTCAAAAAGCTCTTCGTAAAGAATTTACGATGGATTTTGCTAAGGAACCAGAATCAAGTGAGATAGTCGGCAGTACTGATAAAAGAATAAAAATAACTGAGGGATTTACATTTCATATTGACCCACCTGGTTGTTTGGATGCAGATGATTCCTTTACTTTTCAAAAAACTCAAGAAGGTTGGAAAGTATGGATTCATATTGCTGATGTTGCTGCTTGGATTCCTGAAGGATGTCCACTCGATATGAATGCACAACAACGAGCCACCACCTTTTACTCTCCAGACGGTGCTGCACTTGTTCCTATGCTTCCTCGTATTCTTTCTGAACAAATGGCTTCTTTGAGCCAACCAGGACCTCGTGCAACTCTTTCTCTCTCCTTTCATTGGATTCCTGCAAAACAAGAAGTTTTAGATTTTGAATGGCATGAAACAATTACAGAATGTCAAGCTCGTTTCACTTATGAAGAAGCCTTTGAAGAGGCACAAAGTATTCCTGAACTTCAAGCACTCCGTACTTTAGCAAGAGATTTGGGTGGGGATATGAATGATAGTCACACCTGGGTGGAAATGTTGATGCTTCTCTATAACAAACATGCAGGCAAGTTACTAAAAGAAAGTTCAGCAGGTGTGTTGCGCCGTCATGGACCTCCCCAAACTGAAAAACTAGAACCACTTCGTGAATTTCTAATTAAAGATGTTGGGTTGAACTTTCTCGCTTTTGAATCTGCAGAGTATTGTTTACCAACTGATACCAACACTAACCATTTTGGATTGGAAACGAATTCCTATGCCTATGCCTCAAGTCCTCTCCGCCGTTATGTAGATTTAGTCAATCAACGATGTTTGAAAAAGATTCTCAACAATACGCCAACCACCCCTCTTACTGCTGAATTTGTGGAAGAGATGAATCGTCGTGGAAAACAAGCAAAAGCCTTCAACCGAGATTTGTTCTTTAGTTATGTACTATTGGATGAACGCGCAAAAGCCTCCCCTGTACAAGGAACGGTTCTTTCTCATTTGAATGCAAAAGGGAAGTTTGAAGTCTATGTTCCACTTTGGAAACGAATTATCAAAGTGAAGTCAATGGACTTTTGCTCCGAACCAGGGACAAAAGTCCAACTTTCTTGGTATGAAGACCGTACAAAACCGCGATGGAAAGAGCGGATGGTATTTCAAGTGAACAAAGAGAATGGAGATTCAATCCCTTAAAATCCCCTCTTTTACGATCGAAGGCAAACGAAAAAGTTTTTTGGATTTTTTACATAGTTCTACAATTGGTGTAATTGAAATTCTATGGGATTGCGCGTATAGTAAACAACCCGTTGGACTTCGTGTGGAACGATGTGTGCGTTCTCCCGACGCCTATTATCGTGATCCATATCCCCTTTTTCTCACCGTTCTCGCCCCCGCAGCTCTTATGATGCCTCAAATTCGATACCCTATGACAGAAAAAGATTTGAGTTCTTTAATCTCTGCTCTTCAATAAATGAATTCTCAAAAACCCTACAATCCTATTCATTCTTTAGTAATTTTGTGGTGAGTTATAAAAAATAAAACAACCACTCATCTTTTACTCTTTTATGGTTGCTTTTATTTTTTATGATTTCATATATAAATTAACAATAATTTGATACATAGCAACACTAGCGAATATAGAAAGAACAAGAAGTATCCAAACAAGAAGACACCTACTCATAAATCCTTGAGAATGAAGACAAAGTTCAACCACTCTCCACCGCTGACCACACTGCGGACACACCTCACGCCCCGCAATTCGAAACCACTCTTGAACACAAGCATCATGTAAGAAGGGATTACATTCGCATTCCAAATCTTCCACTACAAATAACTTTTGATGTGTTTCTACTTCAAAACACACGCGACAACAAGGAGTTGCCTTAGGTGGTCTTCTAATTACGGCTGGCATTTCCACAATAACCACTTCTCTGACTTCCATTTTTATTATGATTGCTATTGAAGAATCATAATAAAAAATCATTTTTTATTTGTTTTGTTCTAAATTCGCAAATACAAACTTTCAGCAATAACAATATCTCGCAAAATCATCTCACGGGCTTTATCAAGTTCATGGAGCAAATCCACTGAACCTGTCAAAGTAGCTAACGCTTGACATTCTTCCACAAGTCCTGCCAACTTCATCATCGCTTTTTGAACATTACCTTCAAAGATGCCGTATTTAACAGCAATACTTCCAACAGTTTCTTCACCCTTCAACCAACTTTGAACAGGTTCAATCCATTCAGTACTGAGCTCCCAGAACTCAGGTTCATCAAGATAATATTTGCGTTCTACTTCACAACACATCTTTGCATCATCACCAATCTCAACCAAAGCTTCATATACTTCCTTTGACACTTCCAAATCATCAATATGTTTATTATGTTCATTGTCTTGTTTGGCTTCACCTAAGAAGACTGCAAGTATAGTTAAAAGAGTTTGGAGGTCAAACTTTTGGTTAATTAAACGCAAGAAGAGATTGGTTAGAAGAAATGGGTGACCTTCATTTACCTCCGAA